TCTACTGCTGCACAAAGAAAAGCTTTTAAAGCAGCTAGAGATAAAGTTGTAAAACGTCACAAAAGGATGATCGGCAAATAATTGAAAATAATAACAGTTCCTGAAAAGGAAATAAAGGACTTTACCCCAGAAGATTTTGGCGGGATAAGGAAAGAAAAAACAGTTTGTGTAATTAGATATGGAGCTTTCGGAGATATACTGCAGACAAGTTCAGTATTACCTTTGTTGAAAGAGCAGGGATATAGAGTATGCGTAAACACAAGCGAAACGGGAAAAGACATATTAAGGTCTAATTCTTATGTTGATGAACTTTTAGTACAAAGAACCAATCAAATACACGCTGATAAACTTGATGAGTATTGGGCTCATTTTGATGGGTTGTTTGATAAAGTAGTACAATTCTCTGAATCTGTTGAGGGAACTCTACTAATTGTTGGAGATAGGACTGTTCAGCTAGAAGATGGTCCAGCTCTTATTCCGGGAGATGAAAGGTTTAAATGGGATAAAGAAGCTATTCATGCAGAGTGTAATATTAATTACATGGAAAGAATGCATGATATTGCTGGCGTAGATTATAAGTTTGATACATCGTTCTACTCAACAAAAAAAGAAGAATCTAGAATAAAAGACTGGAAGAAGAAAAAGGTAAAAACTAAGTACCTTGTTATGAATGTATTATCTGGTTCCTCTGTTCATAAAGTATGGCCTTGGAATGATGAATTGATGGCCAGGTTTCTTGACATGCGAAAGGATGTTACATTTATTACTGTAGGTGATTATGCATGTAAACTTCTTGAGCAAGGATGGGAAAAAGAAAGTAGAGTAATAACCACATCTGGCGAATGGCCTATAAGAGACGTTTTAACATTGGCTAAATTATGCAATGTAATTGTAGGCCCAGAAACAGGAGTTTTAAACTCTGTATCTAACTATAGTAAAGTGCATAAAAGCTTATTTTTATCTCACTCATCAAAAGAAAACTTAAGTAAGCATTGGAATAACACTACAACTTTTGAGCCATTTGAGGCAGAGTGCTATCCTTGTCATAAAATGCATCATGGTTTTGACACTTGTGTTAGGGACAAAGAAACAGGCGGTGCTTTGTGTGCATCTAAAATACCAGTAGGTAAAGTTTACATGGATATAGCGAAGAACTTAAAATGAGCACTTATTTAGTTTTATGCCAAGATATGTCTAGAGACATAGGGATACCAGGTACTGGCCCCTCTAGTGTTACCGCTTCTGATCTTTCAGAAGAGGAACTTGCTGTTGTTCGGTATATCAAACAGGCTGATTTAGACATTCAAAGGAGATGGTTTAACTGGAACTTCCTATGGAGCGAGGCAACTATTACCCCTTCCATTGGAACTTCAACTCTTACATCTCCATCAGACCTTGGAAATTGGAAGCTTGATTCTATTGTTTGGTCTAAAGCTACCAGCGATTATCAAGAGCTTGATTATATGGATTGGGATGAATACAAACTTGAGTATAAACTTGGTGTTGTAGATTCAGGAACGCCTGAAGTATTTTCCGTAAAGCCTGATAACGTAATTGATGTATATCCTACCCCAGATGCCGCCACAACTATCTCCGCCGAATACTGGAAGACTCCTACCGAGCTATCAGCAGATTCAGATACATCTGCCATACCAGCTAGATTCCATAATATTATTATTTCTAGGGCTAAAATATATTATGGCGAAAACGAGGATGCTCCAGAAGTTTTGAGTGGCGCTTTAGCGGAATTTGAAGACTTGCTGGATAAACTTGAGTCAGATCAGCTACCTGGGCAGAAGAACAGAAGGTTCTCTAGGGTGCAAGATTTGTTTAATTATACAGTTACGCCAGAATGACAAAGCTACGAAATAGATTATTAAATCCTAGCGGACTTAAATCTAATTACTTTCCATTTACTGGGGGATTAAATCTAGTCGATCCGGCTTTGTCTATCACTCCAGGAGAGTGTGTATCTGCTGATAACTTTGAGGTAGATACTAGGGGGAGGTATCAGCGTCTTGATGGCTATGAAAGAGCAGATGGTCAAACTCTTCCATCAGAAATAACTTTCTATAGAATTCCTTTTACTACTGGAACATCTAGAGATTCAGTATTTAATAGCGCTTATAGCACTGCTTTTGATCTACAAATTCCGTCTACTGGGGATATGGTTAAGGGGGAAACAGGCGGGGCTATAGGGTCAATTCTTCGGGTTAGTGTAGAAGATGTTACTGGAGATTCTGCTGCAGGTTCTTTTTCTGGGTCTGATGCTGAGGGATATGTATATTTTATAGTAACTAGCGGAACATTGCAAGACGGAGAAACCTTGCTATTTTTAAATAAAGACAGCGCTTTTGGTAGCGCATTTAATGTGGAGTATAAATAATGGGAACACCTACGGCCTTAAGAAAAACTAGGGCAGTCCTTACCGGCACAAGTTTTGCAGATAATACTACTGGCGCTATTACGGCGCAAATGTTGAGGCAATATGTTGAATCTGACATGGGTGGATATGCCTGCATCAATCATGCTTCTGCTGATGGAACTCCGGTTGCCCAAGCAATTGCTAATGGAACTACTGTAACTATTGATTGGTCTTCTGGCTCGTCTGGTTCTGATGTTGCTCAAGATACTGGCACTGTATCTTCAACTACTGTTGGAGCGGATGCTGATTATGCAAACGACCAGATTAGACTATACGATAAAGGTTTCTATCTTGTTTCTTGCAATCTTTGCGTAAAACAATCAGCTACTGCCAATATTGTTTGGACTGCAATGGTTTCTACTGATAATACTGGCGGAAGCACAACGGATTCTCCTGCGCTAAAAGGAATTCAATACATTACCAATGCTAATGATGTTGCTAACTTTAACATGAGCGGCATTATAGACTGCACTGGTCATACTACATATACTGATGTCTACGCTAGGATAAAGCATGATAACGGCAGCAGTCAAAATATGCTACTTCAATATGGTCAATTGTCTGCTATTAGGATTGGATAATGGGTCTGTATGCAACATCAGTTGCTTATGGCCCACCAGTATTAAGGGATACATACAGCAGCTCTTCTATTGTTGCTGAAGCCAAAACAGCAATAGAAAACCAAAGAGGCGTAATTACTATTGTTCCGGGAGAAGGCTCAGTGTTTGGTGTCTGGGTCTACAATGGAAATATTTATGCTTTTAGAAATAAAGCTGGTGGCGCTTCTGCTGGTATGTACAAATCATCCAGCTCAGGATGGACTGAAGTAAATCTTGGCACAGCTTTAAATTTTGATAATACTACTACAGATGGAGAGCCTACTCCAGGAAATACTGGGACACCAACTACATTAGAAGGTGGGACTAGTGGAGCAAGTGGAGACTTAGCGGGAATTTCGTACAGTGGATTGTGGGAGACAGGTGCTTCAGGCACTATGGTGCTTACTAATATATCTGGAGTTTTCCAAGACAATGAAGATATCAAAATGCCTTTGCTTGCATTTGATACTGGCACATCAGAGATTAGTGCGGGAGATACTATAACAGGGGATTCTTCTGGAAAGACTGCGGAAGCAACCAGTGTAACCGTTACGTCTGGAACATGGTCTGCAGGGTCAGCTGCTGGGTATATTTCAATCAAGAATAATACTGGAACATGGACAAATAATGAAAATATTACTGTTCTTGGTTCAAATAAAGCGCTAGTAAATGGGGCCTCAGAACCTACAGCAGTAACTGTAGCAAAAGCAGACGGCACTACTTATGAACAGACTATTGCTCCTGGCGGAAAGTACGAGTTTATAAACTATAACTTCCGTGGAGATGCTACAGGCATTACTATGTATGGAGTTAATACCGTAGACAAAGGGTTCTCTTGGGACGGCACAACCTTTATAAAGATTAGCACAGGTACTGAAACAGATACTCCAGAGCATATTATAGCACATACTAAGCACTTGTTCTATTCCTTCCCTAACGGCTCAATACAACATTCAAGTATTGGTGCTCCAAACAAATGGAGCGCAATAACCGGGGCAGCAGAGCTATCAGTTGGCGATGTGGTATCAGGATTCTCTACAGAAGTAAATAATGTAATGTCCATCTTTACTAAAAATGAAACCTTTATGTTGTATGGGTCTTCATCTGCTGATTGGGCGCTTAAGAGATTCCACCAAGGAACTGGTGCTGTACCATACACATTGCAGAAGATGGATCAAACATTTTTCCTGGACGATAGAGGGCTTACTTCTATCTTTACTGTCCAAGCATTTGGTGATTTTCTATCTGCTGTTGCATCAGACGCAATTGATCCTTATATGCAGAAGAAAAAGGATAATGCTATATTGTCCGTGAAGGTTAGGGGAAAGAATCAATATAGATTATTCTTTGATGATAAGACGGGCATTACGATGACCTATATAAACAGGCAGAATCAAGGTATTATGCCTTTTACTCTTAAGCATCAGATATCTGCTGTTTGCTCTGCTGAGGATTCAAATGGATTTGAAGTTATCTACGGCGGGTTTGATGACGGGTATGTGCGTAAGATTGATTCAGGAACCAGTTTTGATGGTGAATCAGTACCATCTTTTATCAGAACAGCATATCATAACTACGGCTCTCCACAGACAAAGAAAAGGTTTAGAGATTTAAATCTTGAGGTTAACGCTGATACTTCTACGGATTTGACTGTACAGCCCAGTTTTGATTATGGTGGAACTTTCAGCCCAAGGAGCTCTCCTTCCGCTTCATCTTACACTGTAAATGTCACTGCAGATCAGTGGAATGAAGATGATATATCTAATGATACTACTGGGATCACAGTTGTAGCATCAGAGAGAATTAAAATAAATGGTATAGGAACCAACATGGGGCTTATTATTAAAAACGAATCTACTTACGACAAACCAATTACGCTTCAAGGAGCGGTTGTGAACTATTCTCTCAGAGGTATTAGGCGATGAAAATTCCAGTACATAGTGGGCGAACAAGCCTTGCATACGTAACAGACGAGGAGCGTAAGCTTCTTAGACGAAGGGACGCTGTAAAAGGATCGCCCAATAAAAAGATGACTCATGGAATTCCTAGGTTGCAAGGCGGCGGTTGGGATAGAATGCAAGATGAAAAGATCGCAAAAGAAGTACGCGCTAAAGAAGACGCTCTTAGGAAAGCTGGGTTTAAAGTGACCTACGCTGGCGGACAGGGTGATTATATATGGGCGCATGCAGGAAAAAAATTATCTGCGGGCGCTCCTGGTGGACCCTCAACTCCTACCACTTTATACAGTAGACCTATAGGTATTTCTTCAAGCGATTGGGGAAAATCAGTCCCTGTTAAAACTGCAACAAAACCAGCTACAAAGACTGTTACAAAGTTTTCTTCTAAGCCCAAAAAGACTAAAAAGACTAAAAAGAAAAAAACTCCCACAGGACCAGGTCAAGGATTGATAGATGATCCTGTTGTGCCTACCACTCCTACCACTTCTACCACTTCTACCACTTCTACTCCCCCCGCTTCAGATCATGCTGCTGATATTGCAAACGCAACAATTGATCAAACACAACTACAACAGCCTATGCTTGATGAAATCGTAGCAGATGGCGTTAACTCAGAGCTTCTTGAAACTCGCCTTACAAATCTCATTAACAAAAACAATCCTCTATTTAAAGCAGCTACAACTAAGGCTATGCAGTCTATGGCTGCTCGCGGCTTGGTTAATAGCTCCATTGCTGAAGAAGCCGTAATGAGTGCAATTCTTTCAGTTGCTATTCCTATTGCAGAAAGAGATGCAAATGCATACATGAACCAGAGGATGCAGAACCAAGCGTACAGTAATGAGTTTAGGGCGCAACAGAACCAAGCCTACTATGCGCAGTTCCTTCAGAAACTGCAACACAGCATGGACATGGCAATGAGACAGCTTGTTGAGCGTTCAGCCAACTGGAGAGCGGTGCTTGCTCAGCGTGGCGCGATTGCTACTACGCCTGGAATGAGCACTGAAGCGACTGAAGCTGCCCTTGGAACAGTAACTCCTGGATGGTGGGCATAATGACTAGAAAATATAAAACGTCTGCGCTTACTACGACAGGCACGAATCCTATTTCAGTAACCACAAAGAAAAAAAGCAAAAGCAAAAGCATTTGGAAAGCGGTTGGTGTTGCTGCTTTAGGTGCTGCTGGATTGTCAGCTCTTGGTGGGTGGGGCGGTGGAACTGGTATGACATTTCTGTCAGGTTTAACTAAAGGATGGGGTAAAGCTGCAACAGGCTTTAGCAATTTGTTTAATATTGGTCAAGCTACTTCAGCAGCTACTTCAGCAGCTCCTATTTTGCCGATTTCTCTCGGATCAAGTCAAGGCCAAGCGCTTGCAGGGACTGCTGCATCAGCATTAAAAGCTTCTTCTACGGCAGGCTCTCTTCTAAGTAGCGCAGGTACTGGATTAAAAGGTATATTTGATTCCATTACTAATATGAGTTCCGGCGGAGCATTCACTATAGGCTCTATACTTGAAGCTATTGGAGCCGCTACTGATACAAGCGGGGAAGACTTAATAGGTTTAAAAGAGAAGGAGCTAGAAGCGCGAATTGCAATGCATGAAGATGAGATGGACTTAAGGCATGCAGCGCTTGAAGCGGAGGCACATGCTGCTCAGCAAGATTTAGAGATGAAAAATAGGGTGGCTGCTCAAGAAGGAATGTATATGGGTCACGCTAATCTTTTGACTGCTGGAGCCGAAGGGGTTCCATCTACTGGCCCAGGGTACACCCCTAAACCGCCTAAAACTCATCC